AATGATAAATCAAAAACCAACATCACCAAGGGCAATAGCATGGATAAAGAGAGAACTAACGAAGAAACGAAGGTAGAAATGGGAAAGATTATTAAGTTCCCAATGGACAAAGTCATTCGCAGAAAACGAGAAGAAGGACCTAAACTTAGCGAAGCAGAAGCACAGATGATGAAAGAAGAAACTTTCATAGAGAATCTATCTGAGCAAATAACTTTAGATATCATTGAAGATTTAAGAGATAATGCTGTCGCTATGGATAGCGATGTGTTTCTACAAGATTTAGCAGTAATGGTCGAAACATTGAAAGCAATGCTCAAACGAGACTTTGGTCATAAACACCCAATGCAAGCCATTACCGATAATCTTACAAAGATAATCACAACACCAGATGGTAGAAAGTTTACCGATATTAACTATGCGAGAATATCTGTACACCCTAAGGTAAATGCTGAGGATTTCTTAGAAACAATCGGTAAGTTACAAAAAGAAATAAAAGATGATGATCCCACTAAAGAAGGCGAACTTGAAATAGAGTTTATTCCTGAGGAATAGACCTTGACAATCCGAGTGGATTGTGTTATAATAATGATATGATTATAGTTGACTTAAACCAAATAATGATTTCGAACTTAATGGTTCAAATCAACGGAAGACAGGCAGTAGACCTATCCGAAGACCTTGTTAGACACATGGTCTTAAATTCACTTCGTGGACACAACAAAAAGTTTCGTAAAGAATATGGCGAAATGGTTATTGCTTGTGATTCAAAGAATGTATGGAGACGAGAAGTGTTTCCAAATTACAAGGCAGGGCGTAAAGCAAGTCGTGAAAAATCAGATCACGATTGGAATGCTATCTTTGCTATGTTGGGTAATATTAGAAGTGAGATAAGAGAGTTCTTACCATACAAAGTTTTAGAACTAGAAACTGCTGAGGCTGATGATATTATTGCTGCAGTAGTCAGACGAGTTCAAAATCGTGTAGGACCTAACCATCTGAAAAAGATGCTTATTTTATCAGGAGATAAAGATTTTATACAATTACACAATGAATGGGTTAAACAATATAATCCAGTACTAAATAAGTATGTAGGCACAGATGAAAATCCTGCCTTATATATAAAAGAACATATACTAAAAGGTGACAGAAGCGATGGAGTCCCTAATGTATTGTCAGATGATAATGTTTTCATAGAAGGTAGACGACAGAAACCTTTAAGTAGAAAGAAAATAGATTCATGGTTAAATGAAGTCTTTATGACTATGACCGAAGAAGAAGAAAAGAACTACAATCGCAACAAGAAATTGATTGACTTAACTTGTATACCTCTAGAGTTAGAGGACAAGATTAATAATGAGTTTGATAATGTTGAAGTGGCATCAAGAGATAAAATCTTGAACTACTTTATAACAAGAAAACTTAAAACTTTAATTGAGGTTATTGATGAATTCTAATCTCAAAAGAACTGTTAAGGAGAAATAACAATGGCTATAATAAGAAGAAATCCAGACGGATCAGTACAAAGTGATAGTAGAGGTCAAGGACCTACACAATCACACCCAGCATTAATGACTAGAAGTGGTATCAATGCATTAGCAGAATCAGGCAGAGCTTTGCCTTTGTTAATGGATGAGATTGCTTCAAAGATTAATAATGCAAAAGATAAAACAAGAAAACTAAAAGTACTTAAAGAAAACGATTCAGTCGCTTTAAGACAAGTACTAAAAGGTGCATTTGATCCTAATATCGAATGGTTAATACCTGAAGGTGATGTTCCCTACACACCTAATGACGCCCCTCTAGGAACAGAGCATAATATTCTTTCTCAAGAAGCAAAGAGATTATATCTGTTTACAAAAGGTGGTGATAATACCTTATCATCTTTGAAAAGAGAAACAATTTTCGTTCAAATGCTAGAAGGACTATCTGCTGGCGAAGCAGATTTTTTGATTAATGTTGTTAATAAGAGAATTAACAATAAGTACAAAGGATTCACAGCGAATCTAGTCAAAGAAGCATTCGGATGGGATGATAACTTTATGAAAGTTGAAGGATAATCCACGCTATCATTAAGAAAGACCCCTATTTTACTAGGGGTTTTTCTGCTTGACTATCCGAAGTAAATAGTGTATAATTAAGTATGAAATTAAATCATCACGAAAAGAAGATCATTAATGGTATTCTAGACAGCAGAAAGGCGAGATATGAAACGCCTAGACGCAAGATAGATGGACCATATAAAGAATGTAAATATTATGAGGCAGCTATTTCTTTAATGGTAAAAGGAATAGTTTATGCTGAATCGACAAACGAATTACTAGTAGAAGGACCTGCATTACCTGATCCAGAATATAGATGGTTTGTATGTAGACCTTGGAAAACAAAAAGAGAGTTGAGGAAAAACATATGAAATACTACATGAAAAAATATTCATCATTACTTAAATACTACATAAAAGAAAATAGTGAAGAAGTTAAATCAGGTCTTATTGCTTTTCTGATTACTTTCATTACATTTATGTTTTTAAATATCAGTTTTAAACCAGAACCACTAGATGTAATCATCTGTGAAGATGGTGAATGTTCGTCAATAAAAGCAGAAAAGATTATCATTCAAAATACAAAAGAAGTAGATGATGAGTTTATTGATAGTGTAAAGAAAGTTTTAGATGAACCACTTATAGAATCTAGTACACACAAAACATTTTTAGATTCAATGGATAAATGTATTGACTATGTCTATCTAAGTGTATCACCTGAACATCAACTGCCTAAGAAACTTGTACTTGCTCAAGCAATACTAGAGTCTGCTTGGGGTAAATCTAGATTTGCGAATGAAGGTAATAATCTATTTGGTATAAGAACATTTGATAAAAGTACAGACTATTTACTACCTATCACTTGGGATCCAAACAAATGGCCAGGGTGGGGTGTAAAAGTTTATGAGAGTAAATGTGCTAGTGTTAGAGATTATGTTCGTATCATCAATGAAGTATGGGCATATGAAGAACTTAGAGAAGCAAGAAAAAGTAATCCAAACATTACAGCAATAGAACTTGCAAGTTATCTTGATAAGTTTTCAACTAATCCTAATTACGAAAATCTAGTGGTGAGAATAATCGAAACAAAATTATAGAATGAATATATTTTATCTACACGAAGAACCAAAGACCTGTGCTGAACAGCACTTAGACAAACATGTGGTTAAAATGCTTATCGAGTATGCTCAACTAATGTCAACTGCTCATAGAATGCTTGATGGTCAAGAGTATGTTGCTAAATCAAAGACAGGTAGAAAAGTAACTAGATACAGATTAGATAATCCTAATGAAGAAGCAACTGTCTATAAAGCTTGTCATCTAAATCACCCAAGTGCTGTATGGGTTCGTGCTAGTGCTTACAATTACTACTGGTTGTATCGAATGTGGTCTCATCTACACGAAGAATTTCAAATCAGATATGGTAAAGATCATAAATCATATGTTGTACTCAAAGAACTATTGAGAAACCCACCTAAAAATATACCCCTAAATATTCCTTTTAATCAACCAACACAAGCAATGCCAGATGATGTAAAGCACGAAGATAGTATTACTGCTTATCGAGACTATTATATCAAATACAAGAACAGTTTTGCTACATGGAAAACAAGTGTACCTGAATGGTATAGTGAGGGAATAAATGCCAACATATAATTTTAGAAACAAAAAGACAAATGAAGAATGGCAAGATTTAATGACGATTGCTGAGATGGAAAAGTTTGTCAAGAAAAAACACATTGAATTATTACCACCGACTCAAATGAATATTGTATCAGGTGTAGGATCTATGGATAGTAAGACTGACTCTGGATGGAAAGAAGTTATGTCTAAGATTTCTGAAGCACATCCTGTCAGTCACCTTGCTGATAGATATGGTAAGAAGTCAGTAAAAGACACACAGGTAGATAAGGTAATAAAAAAACACAGAGACCGTAAAGTAAAAGGCGGTGGGGCGTAAGTATTATAAATAATAGTACTAATGCTATCGAGTATATCTCAACATACTCATTCTAGATAAAAAGAGTCAGATGTTGTGAGGTCAATCCGATAAGGCGTTATAGATGAGCGCTCATCAAACAGGAATATATATGGCAGACTTTGACTTTTTAGATGGTTTTGACACAGGTGGTGATTGGGGATTTTCTTCAGTTGCTGAGAAACCATCAGGAAAAACACAATCAGACTCAGAAACAACTAAAGCAGTTGTTAAACAAACAGCTGATGGTGTCGGGAAAGCTGTATCTAAAGAGGTTCTTTCTACAATCGAAGGTAAACTTGATCGAATCTATTCAGCAATAAATTCAACTAAATCTGAAATCAAAGAAAAGAATGAAACAGAATTAGAGATTGCTAAAAAGCAAATGGATGATGAGTACGATTTAAGAAAAGATAATCTTGGTAAAGATCAAAAAGAAAAATATGCTAAGTTAGAAAAATTAATAATCCCCTTATTGATTAAGTTAGCAAAATCACCAGAAGATTACATCTATTGGCCAAATAGAGAAAGTGTAATCGAAACACAACTAAAAAAAATAGTAGAGATAACGAGAGGTTAATATGAAAGTATCTGAAAATACTTCTATTAGTATGCCCGCTAGAAATTTAATCTCTATTATAACAACTGTTATCGTAGGTGCATGGTTTGCTTTTGGCGTTATTGAAAGATTGAACTCCATAGAAACACAACTACAGTTAATTGAAAAAGATATACAAGCAGCAAACGAGTTTATAGAAGGTGTGCCAAAAGGCGACATGGTTTCTCCACAGATACAAGAACTCTATATGTTAGTAGAGTATCTATCAGGTAGTGTAGAGAAAATACAAGTGAAGATTGAAGAAGAAATACCTAACATTAAAAAGAATGCTATGACCATACAATTTCATGAGGATAGAATAATAGATGTAGAGGAGAAAGCTAATGGGAGTAATTGAAGTAGTAGTCGTATTAAGTCTTTGGACTTTTCAAGGTGATGTTCGGAAAGTTGAAGGTTGGTACCATCAGGATAATTTAAGTACTTGTTTGGCGTCAAAAAGATATGCTGAAAAAAATGCAGGCAAAACAAACAAATACACTTGCTCAGTTGAAGAATGTTTAATGAAAACAGACTCTACTGGTGCTAAACATTGTGACAAGATCATTAACTAATAAACAAAACAGTAAGGAAATAATATGCAATTAAGTGATAACTTCAGTTTAAACGAATTTACAAAATCAGATACAGCAGTTAGAAAAGGTATTGACAATACACCTAATGATGTTCATTTAGAAAACATGAAAGCACTATGCGAAAATGTTTTACAAAAAGTAAGAAGTCATTTTGGCAAGTCTGTTAGAATCACAAGTGGTTATAGATCACCTGAACTATGTGAAGCAATTGGTTCAAGTTCTAAATCTCAACACGCTAAAGGTCAGGCTGCTGATTTTGAAATAACAGGTATCGATAATAAAGAACTGGCAAAATGGATTAGAGATAATGTAGAATTTGACCAGTTGATATTAGAGTTTTATACCGAAGGTGATCCAAATAGTGGTTGGGTTCATTGCTCTTATAGTGATGATAACAGAAAACAAGTGTTATCTGCCAGTAAAACCGATCAAGGCACTCATTATTCACACTCTGAATTAAAATAACTGCTTGACTTTTTAGTCATTTACTGTTATAATAGCAGTTATGAATCAGTTAAATAAATTTATGAAAGACAACTATAGTCTAAAGTCTTTCAAGCACAACGCCCCATCTTGGGCTGGCCCAGACTTACCCACACAATCAATCAAAGGTAAACGATACTATGTAACCCCTAAGGGTGAGAAGTATCCTTCTATTACTACTGTCTTATCAGATAGAGGTAAAGAGGGTATTCGTAGATGGCGTGCCCATGTAGGTAATGATGTTGCAAATCAGATAATGAGATCGGCTGCAAGACGAGGTACTGCTGTGCATACATTGATAGAGAACTATCTTAACAATGAAGAACTGACAAAACAAGAAGTGTTACCTCTTGCATTGTTTACGATAATGAAAGATCAACTAGATCATGTTGATAACATAGTATTACAAGAAGCAGCATTGTATAGTGATAAGTATCAGATTGCAGGTAGAGTTGATTGTATCGCTGAATATGATGGTAAGTTATCTGTCATTGATTTTAAAACATCCACAAAAGAGAAGAAAGAAGAATGGTGTGAGAACTATTTTATTCAATGTTCTGCCTATTGTGAAATGTATGAAGAAAGATTTGGTCAACCCATCGAGCAAGTCGTGATTCTTATGGTTACAGAAGATGGTGCTGTTCAAACATTTGTGAAAGATAAGAAAGCTTATCTACCCTTACTCAAAGAGGCAATAGCAGACTTTACAATTTCAAACTTGGGGTAATTCTTTTTTGACTTCTGGTCTATATCTCATGGGCGTTATAGACTTATTGTCCCATAGATAAGGTTGACACTCGATTCTAAAAGCAACATAATCATCTTTATTTAAACTAGGTGGAAAGTTGTCATCTTCTCCTAAGTAATGCTCTTTTAGAGAGTCAATAACTTCATCACCATCTTTAGATATATGACTATCACATAATTCCTCTGATAGAAATGCTATATCTGTATGGTAAGTAAAGTATGCCTGATCTGCACCTTCAAAGGTAAAGATTGCAGTAATTAAAAAGACAATTGAGAACATAAAACTATTTATAAAAAGATGAAAAAAATTAAAAGTAATCCAGTCGCAAGAGCAAATAAGAATAGACCGCAAGTCATTCCTAATAAGAAGATACCTAAGCGTAGTGATTTAAAAGACGATTTAAAGAAAGAACTGCTTGACAAACCAAATAGAAAGTGATATAATAGTATTATGGATAATATAATTACACCGAATAAATTCGCTTTAATAATTGAGAATATTGTTAAAGAGAAAAGAACTTCATATATGGACGCTATAGTATCCTATTGTGATAAGACTGGTCTTGACCCTGCTACAATAAGATCGCTTGTTAATAAAACATTAAAAGAAAAAATCGCATATGAAGCTCAGGGACTGAATATGTTAAAAGAGAAAACGGCGAAACTGCCGATATAAGGAGAACGATATGGGAATTTATAAATTCTTTAATAACATTCTAGAAAAATTGATTGCACCAGGAGAACCAGTGCAATTTCTGACAAAATCAGTACTAGAATTAACTGACCCAATTACTAGAACTGATCTTAAACATAAGACAAAAAAAGAACTAGAGATAATTGGTAGAAATCTAGGTATCGAAGTAGATAGAAGATTGAAAAAAGATAAACTAGTAGCACAAATCAAAAAACGAATCAGGACTGTATAGTAGGTAGAATGAATGGTTTTGAGGTTTATAAAATCTACTTGGCTGTCAAACTTCACTTCACAAGCAAAAACCAATCTTATGACTTCCATAAACACAATGGTAGAACAACGGCAAGGTTGGGCACCTTTACTAAAAGACGGGATAGGTATTTTTTTCACAAACTTTCTAAACTTTATAATGATAGGGATGTTGCTGATTACTTTGTTAGCAATTTTGTTACCAATACTAATTTATGGGTTGGTGACATTATCGGTAGACTTGGTGATGAGAACTTTAAACTATGGCAAAAGAAGATAGAGTCATTAAGTTATTACTATGAACAGGATATAGATTATATTATTGAACAGATGAATACAAAAGATATTACATTTGATAACATATTCATTTCAAAAGGTGGTCAACATCCATACATATTAAAGTACTTTCTTTCTAAAAGAATAAACTTTGAAACATTTATAATACTAGATGATATACTAAACTTTTCTAGGCATTTAAATAAAAGTATAACAGAAAAAGTATTATGGCCAAAACTATATGAAAGAATGATTAGATACAAACCATTTCTAAAATACAATACTACAAAATATAAACAAATACTAAAGAAAAAGATTAAGGATATATAATGAAAAACTATTGGGATATAATTATGAATGATAGGATAAATGCACTTAGTAGAGCACCTATGCAAGTGAAACTAATGTCTATGCAAATATTAGCATGGATGTGGTCTGCTGTGTTTGGCATTTACATTGTTGAAAATATCTATGCTTTTGGCATATCAGCACTGGCACACGCTTTGTTAGTTGCCGCAATATTTCTAACAGCTTATTATTTTAAAGAAGTACAAAAACAATCAGGTCTCGGTAGATCAATACACGGAGAACACGAATGAGTGAAGATGTAAAAGTACAAGTACATACATTAGGAGAAATAATTATCAAGTTAGAAATGCCTAAAACATTTATTGACGAGATTAATAATGTCTTTGATGAAAAAGAAAAAACAACAATAGATTGGACTACTCAACTTGCAGGTAAAATTAAGAAAGAAAAATTAGTTAATTATTTATTAGATGATAGTATAAAAGGTACTTTTCAAATGTGTTTTCAAGAATATATGAAAAGAGCAGGTTTAGTATTACAACAAACACATCAACTAGTTTTAGATAACGCTTGGATAAATGATATGTTTGCAGGTGAATATAATCCTGCTCACTTTCATTCAAGTAAAAATAGTTTAGTAGGTCTTTCATCTGTATTATTTTTAAAAACACCTGATACATACGGTGAAGAGATAATCAATCCTCAAACTCCATCAAACGGACATTTAGAATTTATAGGTGGTCAACAGCATTCACTAGCAATATCACAGCTTAGGTTAAGTCCTAAAGTTGGTGATTTCTTTATATTTCCATATACACTGGTGCATACTGTTTATCCGTTTAGTGGCACAGATCAAGTAAGAAGAACATTATCATATAATTGTGATATAGTACCTAAAATACTAGTAAAAGCAAAATAAAGGAGAGGATAAGTAGTATGGAATATATGTCAATGTATTACACTAAAGAGGCAGAATGTCAAGAGAAATCGAATGAAATCTCTAAATTAAAACAAAGAATACACAAATTAGAAGAAAAAGTCGCTATTTTAAACGAAGATAGAAAACGAGAATTATATACTAGTGCTTGACTTTATCATCAAAAGATGTTATAATAATACTATTACTATCGTTATAAATAACTATGTGCGATTTATATAGCACAAAACATATACAAATACAATCATACAAGGAGATACAATATGAATACAAGTATAGCGGCCCTCAAAAGGTCAAAGTCTAATCTAGACACACTCATTGGCGAACTATCAAAAGTTGCCGAACCTACAAAACAAAAGAACTCTTATGCAGATGATCGATTCTGGAAACCTGAACTAGATAAAACTGGTAATGGTTATGCAGTCTTTAGATTCTTACCTGCTGTTAAAGATGAAGATTTACCATGGGCAAGATTGTGGTCACACGCATTCCAAGGGCCTGGTGGTTGGTTAATCGAGAACAGTTTAACTACTCTTAACAAGAAATGTCCTATTAGTGAAGCAAATAGTTTACTATGGAATTCTGGTGTAGAAGCAGATAAAGAAATTGCTCGTAAGAGAAAAAGAAAACTATCATACATTGCTAATATTCAAATCATTAGTGATCCAAAACATCCTGAAAATGAAGGTCAAATCAAACTATTTAAGTTCGGTAAGAAAATCTTTGATAAGATTACTGAAGCGATGAAACCTGAATTCGAAGATGAAACTCCAATCAACCCATTTGATTTTTGGGAAGGTGCAAACTTCAAACTTAAAATCAGAAAAGTTGACGGGTATTGGAATTATGATAAATCTGAATTCGATGGCGCTTCTGCTATTGCAGACAATGACGAAGCAATCGAAACTATATGGGATAAACAATATCCTTTAAAACCATTTCTTGACTCATCAAACTTCAAGTCTTATGATGAATTAAAAGCGAAACTTGATAAAGTTTTAATGGGTTCAAGAAGTACTGGAACTGCTGAAGATGTTGCGATCCCACCTGCAACTCAAACAGCTGCACCAGTTGTACAAGAAACAGTAGATACAACATCCTCTCCAGTTGTTGAAGATGATAGTGATGAAACACTTGATTACTTTAGTAAACTGGCAGAAGAGGACGCTTAATCTCTCCACCTGTTCTGTACATTAGGGGTTGGGTTTCACTCAACCCCTTTTTTCTAATCAATACAGCGAATCAAGTGATTCGTTTTTATAAATAATAGCATTGTTTTTATGAAACAATGAGATATCAAACTTAAATTAAGGAGAACAATATGAGTTCTATTAAAACTATGGTAGGGGCAATCGCTCTTGCTATGGCACTTACTTCTATATCTGTCGCTGAAACTACGGTGACACTACCAGATGTAAATGCCTCAATATATGGTAAGTTAAATTACATGGCTTACTACAACGAAGATACATCGGGCAACGGTGTATGGAAGTCTGGCAATAATGCTTCAAGAATTGGATTAACAATTGAAGAAGCTGGTGATATAAATGCTTTTGGTAAAATCGAAGTTGGCGTAAATGTTGATGACGATTCAAATAACACTTTTACATCTAGACTTGCATACTTAGGAGTTGACGGTGGTGATCTTGGCAAACTTAGTGTAGGTCGTCAAAATTCAGTATTTACTGCTGTGACTGGCGCTACAGATGTTTTCAATGTATATGGTTCTAACGCAGATCAAAACCAAGGTGATAGATTATCTAACACTTTAGTTATATCTAATAGCATTGGACTTGCTAGTATTTCTACTCTTATTCAAATGGATGGAACAGACAATACTAAAGACATTGACAAACATGAAATTGCTGCTACATTAAGTGGTGTTTCTGTAGGTTATTCAAAAGATAACAATACAGACATTAGTTATATGGCAGCGTCTGGATCAATTGATCTAGCCGAACTATCTGTTACTGGTGCATATTCTGTTAAAGATAATGCTGGTACAGAAACTAAAGGTTATGAAGTTGTTGCCTCAATCGGTAGCATTAACGCAGGATACGGTGAAATCGTAGATGGCGATACTTTCATAACTGCTGGAATAGATCATCCAATTACTGGTGCTCTTTCTGTTTATGCTGAATATCAGTTAGAACAGAATGATACTGCTGGTGCAAAAGATCAGAATAACTATGCTATAGGTACTAAGATAGTATTTTAAGTATTGAGATATCAACTTAAATTAGGGGTCCTTAGTGACCCCTTTTTTATGTTATAAATAGTTATTATGGAACAGTTCTTGATTATACTTGCTGAATTTGGTTTACCTGTTGCAGGTTCATTTGCTATGGGTATATTCATTTATATCATTCTTAGATATATTCTAGGTTCGGTTATAGGTCAAGTTCAAACAATGCACTCAATCATAACTCAATTAGATAATAGAGTCAGAAACATTAACAATGATGTTATAAAGTTAGATTTACTAATCTCACATACTCTAGGTGTTCCGCCAGACGAAGAAAGAATTGCTCGTGCTGATGGTAAGAAGGATGCAAGGAGAGATTAATGGATTATTATTTAGTTAGTGTATTACAAGACTATGGATTCCCAATGTTCGCAGCTGTGGCAATGGGGTACTTCATATATTTCATATACACTTTTATCACTACTCAAATTAAAGTCAAACTAGGTCAAGCAAATACAGTTCTAATCGCATTGATAGATAGAATAAGAATGTTAGATAATGACATTATTCGGTTAAAGTCTAAAGTCAAAACGACAATCGAATTAAAAGAAAACCTCAAAAAAAGTAAAAACAAAGACTAACCCAATTATAAATAGTAGTATGAAAACACTAATCAAACTAGTGTTATTCGGTGCGGCGTTGTTATGGTTATGTGGGTGGGCATTTGATAACACCATAAAATATGTACAGGCTTCTGAACTTGATTTCCAATTCGGCAATCCAGCGTTTAGTGGCAATGGGTATGGTACCCATGTTCTAAGTGTAGATCAACTACAAACTCAAAGAAAAAAAGACAAAGAAGATAAAGCAAGATCAGCTGCTTCAGCAGCAAAGCGTGAACTAAACAATACTACAATCGCCAAGTTCGTTAAGAATGTTGAGAGTAGAATATATGCTAACTTGTCAAAACAGTTAGTTGATAATATGTTTGGTGTTTCTTGTGATAGTTCAACAACGACCTGTGCTACAAGTGGTACAGCAGATGTTGAAGGATCAACAATCTATTGGGTTAAAGATGCTACAACAGACAACATTACATTAACAATAACAGATCCTAACGGCACCGTCAGCACAATGACTGTACCTGTTGGCGACTTTGTATTTTAAGGAGAGAGAAATGGACAAGAAAAGTATAGTGCAATATTTTATTTACATACCTATCGTTGCTACGGTATTAGGTTTACTTTATACTGGTATCACTACATTTAATAACATACAGACTAATCTAGAACAGTCAACATTACAATTAGAATTATTGAAGAAAGACCTCAATCAAATAAGTAGTGAGATCACTAGAACGAAAGAGGATTTTACAAGAGAGTTGACTAGAATGGCAACAGAGATGGCTGAGGCAAGAGCATACATTGACACTTCTAGAGAAAATGGTTACACAATACAAAATACCGTTAGTCAAAACACATATGATATTAAGGAACTAACAAGACAATTAAATGGAGGTTGGTAATGATATTCTTCCGTAGTTTAATAATAAGTGTAATTGCGATATGGTTTATATCTACAATTAATTCACACGCTGCCAACGAATATCTGAATAGTGGGGGTATGTCTTGCTCTCAAGGTAGTATTGAACCATATGCTGAATGGTCAGAACGAGAAGGAACTAGTGGGTCCTTTTATACAAATAATGGTGACTTAAACACATTTACATATCCTCAAGGCGAAACAGACGAGTGGCGTGCTGGGGTTAGATTTCGTTGGAACTTAGGTTCATCTTGTAATAAGGTAACAAGAAAGATTATGCAAGAGAATGAAATGTTAAAACAAGAGTTAGAACTATTGAAATTATGTGGTAGATATAAGAACTTAGAATTAGGTCCTGAATTTGCTACTGTAAAAAGAAAGTGTGCTAACATTAAACCGAAAGAACCGCTAGAAGTAAAATGAGAAACTTTGCTTTATTTCTAGTATTAATGTTAACAGGTTGTGCTACTGTACCTGGTGATTATCCCTACAAGGAATCACCACCTAAGGCATATGGTACACCGACAGGTGAGATATTAAATTATTACGATCATTTAGATCAAGAAGTTATTACAGTTGCTGTATATCAATTTGCCGATAAGACTGGTCAAAGAAAACCGAGTACAAAGTTTTCACAATTAAGTATGGCAGTTTCTCAAGGTGCAGATGTATGGGTAATACAAGCACTCAAAGAGACAGGTGATGGTACTTGGTTTAGAGTTGTTGAAAGAGCAAGTTTAGGTAATCTTGTTAAAGAGAGACAACTAATCAGATCAACAACCGAGTTATACGATGGATCAGACAAGGGTCAAGCAGTTCTAAAACCTATGTTATTTGCTGGTCTTTTATTTGAAGGTGCGATTGTAGGTTATGACGCAAATGTAGAAAGTGGTGGCGATGGTGCAAGATATTTTGGTATAGGCATACACGAAGAATATAGAGTAGATCAGGTAACTGTATCTATGAGAATTGTATCAGTACATACAGGTGAAATAATGATTGCTGTATCATCAACAAAATCTATTGCGAGTTTTAAAACTGGTAGAGATGTATTTAAGTTTTTAGATATGGGTACAAAGGCATTAGAATTAGAGTCGGGTGCAGCTGTAAACGAACCAGTTAATTATGCATTGAGATCAGCAATAGAACATTGTATATTGCAAATATTAGATGAGGGTAAAATAAAAGGTCTGTGGAAAACTAAATTAAGACCTCACGGAATAAACGGATAAAGGAAAAACAAATGAAGAAAATTTTAAGTATTGTTATGTTTATGATGTTTAGTACAGCGTATGCAAATGATATTTACATCACGCAATCAGGTGCTAGTTTAGACTTAGATATATTACAAGACGGAGAGAATAACACAATAGGTAATTCTACAACCGTGTCTAGTGTTATAGGTGCAACGACTAACTTTAATATCAAACAAATTGGTAATGCCAATGTTATCACCTTTGATATTAATGGTGCCAACTACACAGGTACTTGGGATATAACAGGTAACTCAAACAACATTGACTTTAATTGTGATAGTGGTGCTTCTAACTCAAGTTGTGCTACTGCTACTGCAAATATAACATGGACAGGTAGTTCACAAAATATTGATTTAGATATCGGTGAGACTGCTTCTGCTTCAAGTGCTACAGTTAATATAACTGGTGCGTCTGGTTCTGATTCAAATGTTATTGCTGCTACGATAGATGGTAACTCTGCTATTCTAACACTTACAGTTAATGGCGATTCAAATAATTACTTAATTGATATTGATGGTAATGGTGACTCAGTTGGTCATACATTAATTCACACTCATACAGGAGATACAGCAGATGTAGACATTGTACAATCTGGTACAAATGATAATATGTTAAATCTAACTACTGTAGGAAACAGCCACGATATTGATATAACTCAACGAGACTAATGAAACTTTTTGTAATATTACTTCTTCTTGCAAGTGTAAGTAATTCTTATGCAAGTATAGGAGAGGTGATATTGCATGAAGGCAATGGCGTCATTGAAAGAAAATCAAACGGCGAAGAAGTCACTTCACAAATAGACGAAGAAGTCTTTTCATACGACACAATCAAAACAGGTAAAGGTAAAACAGCAATAGAGTTTATTGATATGACTCGTGTTGATGTTACCGAACACTCTAAACTTATCATTGATGAATTTGTTTACGACCCTAATACTAAGACAGGTAAACTATCACTCAAAGCAGGACTAGGTACAATCAGATATGCCTCTGGTCAAATTGCAAAAACTAGTCCAACAAGTGTAACGATAACAACACCTACTGCTACAATAGGTGTTCGTGGTACAGACTTTTCTATGACTGTAGATGAGATAGGAAGTTCTACAATCATTCTATTACCAAGTTGTGATACAAGTGGTAACTGTTATGTTGGCGAGATATCAGTAGAGTCAGACGCAGGTCAAGTCATACTCAATCAAGCATTTCAGGCAACAGTTGTTGATACGATTTCTAGTTCGCCTATGAAACCTGTCATCTTAGGTTTAGATGAAAATATGATTGGTAATTTATTGATTATATCTAGACCAGCTGAGATAACTAAAGAATTAGAGAGATCAGAATATATACAAGTTGCTAGTGCTCTTGACTTAGACTTTCTACAATTTGATGATTTAGAAATTGACTATCTAGAAGAAGATGAAAGCGCTTGGGCAACAGCACTTGATATAGATTTTCTAGAGCAAGATTTCTTAGGTGACATTCTCAAACAATTAAATGACCAGTTAGCAAAACGAATGAGAAGTGAGTTCGATAAAAAGAGATCGGGTGATGGTGTGGTCACAGGTAAAGATGAAGCAACAGGTATTATCATACTAAATGAAGAACCGCAATGGTTAGTGATACGAGAAACAGAATCAAACTACTTTGAACTAAGACTGGATCAAGAGTATGGATACAATATAAATATAGTGCAAGGCGATGATGAAATTTACGATTACGAAATAGGAGGAAATGTCAATGAGATTAATATTATACAGTCTAATTAGTTTAGCAGTAGTATTTTTTATATTTACTGTACATATCAGTTATGCAAACGATTTTAATTTAACTATTGTTACTAGTAATAATGGTGACCTTGATGTTCTACAAGATGGCGAAGATAACGACATTGATTTTGATGTACAAAGAATGAATGGTTTTGATATAGATTTAACACAAGTTGGTGATGACAATACTATTGATGTAGATGTTGATGGCAGAACGAGTAATGGTTCTTCAATGGCAATCACACAAACAGGAGATAATAAAAGTTATAGTGGCACTTTCTATTGTGGTCATTCTTCCTGTTCTATGACCGTAAACCAGTAATGAAAAAGATATTCACTCACTGGACGATAGGTCTATTAACACTAGCAATACTTACCTTTATTGGGTTGAACGACCCATACCTCAAACAAATACTAAGACTCAAGTCATTTGATTACCTTCATCAATTTGAAACAAAAGAATTATCTCAAGACATAGGTGTTATTACAATAGATGAAAAGTCTATTGATAAGCATGGTCAATGGCCATGGGATAGAAGAATACTTGCTGACCTCGTACTCAAACTTAGAGAGGCACAAGTAGGTATTATTGTCATGCCGATACTCTTTTCTGAATATGATAGAATGGGTGGTGATGAAGAATTTATCAATACAATAAATCAAATGGGTGTAGTAGTTGCACAGGTAGGCACAACACAAATTAATAAGAATGCTGTACCGAGAGGTGTTGCGAAGATAGGCGACCCACTACCTTGGTTGTATGAATGGCCTGGTATGTTAGGACCAATCAAAGAGATTGGTGAATATGCAGATGGTGTTGGTGTTATCAATACGGCACCAGAGATAGATGGTGTTGTCAGACGAGTGCCTTTGATTATGAGAATTGGTGATGAAACATATCCTGCGATTGCTTTAGAAACTATAAGAGTGGCGACTGGCGATCCTAGTTATCAGATTAAGGCGGGCGAAGGGGGAGTAATTGCTGTAAGGGTACCTGGTTACGATACAATCGCTACTGACGCACACGCAAGAATATGGTTAAGATGGAATAAAGAGTTCGATACCATATCAGCAAGTGAAGAAGACTTTTCCGAATTCGCAGGTCGTACTGTTATTATCGGTATAACTGCCGAAGGATTGAATAGTATTATTGCAACCCCATTAGGGGAAATGCACGACTATATACTATCTGCTTCGACTTTACAGACGGTATTAGACGGAGATCAAATCAACAGGTACGATTATAGTCTATTCCTAGAATTGATTATTTCAGTAGTTCTAGGCGTCTTAATTGTACTACTTGCAAGATTTACACCGTACTGGTTTATCGGCTTGACAATAGTATTATCTTATGTTATACTCGTATTTACTTCATATTATTTGTTTACCGAATACCTTATTCTCGCAGATGTAAGTTGGTCCATTATTTGCTTGACAATAGTAGGTATGCATAGTATATTCAATCGGTTCGTTTTAGAGTTTCAATTGAAACAACAAATAAGAAAACAATTTGAAACATATCTTGACCCAAGACAAGTGGCAATATTACAGAAAGATCCAAGTAAACTAAAACTCGGTGGTGACAGACGAGAGATGAGTTTCTTGTTTATGGACATTATAGGGTTTACACCTATTTCAGAATACTACAAAAACAAAGATGATCCTGAAGGACTCGTAGAACTTGTTAATGAGTTCTTAGATGACATGACTAAAATATTACTCAACAATGGTGCTATGATTGATAAGTTTATGGGTGACTGTATCATGGCAGTATTTAATGCACCGATTGATATGGAAGATCACGCAGAGATGGCAGTCAAGAGTGCTATGGAAATAGAAGCAAAGACAAAAGAGTTGAAGGCATTATATAAAGAACGAGGACTACCTGATATCAATGTCGGAACAGGTGTCAACACAGGTACAGCAATCATTGGTAACATGGGTAGTTC